CCGGAAACAGATTGAACGCTCCAGAATGGCTCGCGTCTGCCGATGTGTCCAACGCTAACTATGCATCATCATTGACTGCGGAATCTCCATTCCTTCGCACCTGTGTGAGGCTGCAAACCTTCTATCGAAGGCACTTCACAAGGATTGCAAGGGAGGCTATCCTGACAGCGGCAGAAGCCGGTGACCTTCCAATCGCAATCGTTGATGCCATCGATGTGATTGTCACGCCTCCCAATGTTGAGGCGAGGGATAAGATTGCCGAATCGACAAGCAACCAAACCTATGTCGGCATGGGAATTAAAAGCAAACAAACCATCGCGCAAGAGCTTGGCCTCGATTGGGACCAAGAGAAGCGCAACATGGATTTGGATCAAGATGATCAGGAATTGGCAGCATCGGACATTGAGGGTGGTGGAGACATGGCACAGGTTTCCGATCAGGCCTTGAATGGCTTGCAAATCGAAAACCTTGTCGGCATCGTCACCCGTGTTGCGGCTGGCCAGCTGACCACCGAGGTTGGCAAGGCAGTTGCGGCAGCGGCATTCCCGCTCATGTCATCCGATCAAATTGCTGCCATATTCCCAGAATCGCTCTACAAGAGCGCCATGCACACGACACCCACCAAGCAACCTGGTGAACCATCTCTTCCAGGCGAACCAGAAATACCACAAGAACCAACCATTCCTGAATCTGTCTCCGAATCAATCGATGAGGCAGAAGGTGGAAAGTATTCACATATTGACTTTTCGCCACCAGAAAGCGCCAGGAAGGCGGCAAAGCGAGGACTTGAATTGAGGCGCAAGCTGGGACGCGGTGGCACAGCGGTTGGTGTCGCACGGGCGAGGGACATTTCTAATGGCAAACAAATGAGTCCTTCCACAGTCAAGAGAATGTTCTCGTTCTTCTCCAGGCATGAAGTTGACAAGCAGGGAGAAGGATGGGGCAAGGATTCAAATGGTTATGTGGCTTGGCTCCTCTGGGGCGGGGATTCTGGGTTCTCATGGGCCAGAAAAGTTCGCAATCAAATGGATGCCGCAGATAAGAAGGGTTCAAAAAAAAAATCCGTAAATGAATTGCAATATGGTCGTCCCGAGAAAGACGATCCAAGGAAAACTCCGGCCAGGCCTCATGAGAAGCGCCAAGGGAGCAAAAGGAATCCCAAGGGGTCGGCAAGCAAATCAAACAAGGGAATCGAGGTTTCCGCTGACACACAAAAGAAAATCAGGGAATTGATGAAAAAGCATAATGAGAAGAATCCAGATTTTAGGGCAAGCATGGCAACCCTGAAGTCGGTATTTCGTCGCGGAGCTGGCGCATTCTCAACATCTCACGCGCCAGGCATGGACAGAACAAGATGGGGGTTGAAACGCATCGAGGCCTTCTTGTATCTACTTCGCAATGGAAGGCCATCGAATCCAAATTACAAGCAGGACAACGATCTTCTTCCATCTGAACACGGAAGGTCATCAAAAGGTGAATCGTGATTGATGCCCCGCTTTATATAGCCAATACCGAGGCCACCTTGAGGGCAATCGTCCTTGCCAGCAAGGTGGCCAAAATGATCGACAGAAAACATCGACAAGCCTTGGCAATATCGTCAGAAAAAAAGATAGGTTCTTCTTACCAATACGAACTCATTTCACCATTCGATGAAATCAATAAAATAGTGAAAATGGCAGCGCCCAACCTGGTTCGTCAGCACTTCAACTCGATCACCGAAATATTGGCCAAGCGTGTCATGCAAATCATTGCAGAAGCACGATCAAGAATCGCAACAACCGTATTCCCTGGTTTGTCAGCATTTCAGGTGAATCAAATAGTGACCAAGGAATTAATTCCACAGAGGATAATCAACAAGATGCTTCGCGGGGCATCACCAACGGCAACCGCATCAATATTGGCGATTACAAGCAGTCCAGCAGAGAGGCAGAGGCTGATCAATGATTATTTTCGCAGATTGAGGACTGCGGCATATTCCTCGGTGCGAACCGGAATGGCATCAATGTACGGAAGCACCAATCAAATCGTTTATGACTCAATTCCTGCCGATGTCATTGGATTCCAGGTTCTTGGCATATTGGACAATAGGATCAGGCCAAAACATCGAGCAAGGCATGGCACCATCTATTACAAGAATCCTGGCGTTGATAGGCCGGGTTTTTCCCAAATGCCAAATCCCCCACTAGAGGAAGATGGATCATATGCCTATAACTGCCGATGCACACTCATTCCCGTTTTTAAGGGAGATGACACCAAGGCGAGAGATATCAGGGGAAGAATTATACCGAATGCAAAGGTTTTCTCTGAATGGTTTGACAGGCAAACCGATGCTGCAAAAAAGGCCGTTGTCGGCGCTAAAAGATTCAAAATAGCAGCGCAAAGAAAGGGTGGAGGATCACCTAATTGGATTGAATTTCTTGATGCCAAGACAGGGATTTTAATGACAGATCAGGAAATAAAAAACGAATCAAATCGCAAGAGAATCAATAGGATACGGAAATTAGCAACACAAATCAGATAGAAATGTTGACAACATGAATGCCTGATATACTATGTTTGTCATGAAGCCTCTCCTTGAAGAACTCCACAACTTCAACTCGCTGGGCAACCTCCAGGTTGATCGCGAGAATTCAGTAATTCGCAATGTCAAGATTATTGGATTTGAGAGCGCCAACAATCGTATTTACACGCCAGAAGCCCTGAAAGAGGCAGCGCCACTTTATGAGGGCGTGAAGGTCAATGTTGATCATCCTGAAGGAAATCCTGACGATCAGCGTTCGGCATGGGATCGTATAGGTTTCCTGCAAAATGTCAGGTTCGTGGAAGGTAAAGGTCTTTATGGAGACCTCCACCTTCTGCCAAGTCATCCGTTCACCAAGCGTGTCATTGATGCTGCTGAAAATATGCCACAGGTTTACGGACTTTCCCACAACGCCAAGGGCGAGGGAAACGAAGACCGCAAATCTGGAAAGTTCATCATTAACAAGGTTGTAGAGGTTCGCCATGTCGATATCGTTGCAGACCCGGCAACGACTCAATCGCTTGCGGAATCGCAACAGACAAATAAGCAAGAAACAGAAGAAGCAGCGTACACAGGAGTGGGTTACAAAAGCAAAAAGAGGCAACCAGGCGCGAAGCGCGGTTTCACCAAAAAGAAATCAGGCGACATGATGAAAAAGCGTACTCAGGAATCAGATGACGAAGAAAAAGGATTGACAAGATCAGAAAAAGGTTATGATAAGTTCCATGCCAAGGTGATCGATGTCCTCAAGCATGAGGGAGTTGCCGATCACAAAAAGGCAGACATGATCGTTGATATCTTGAACAAGATGTCGGGAAACAAACAAGAGGGTGAAGCAATGTACGATGAAAAGGAAGAAAAGAAGATCAAAGGTGAAGAAGCGGTTTCCCGTGATGACAACGATGACAAGTCAACGGATGATGCTGACGAAGCAAAAGATTATAAGAGCGATGATGTCGATACCGACGAGGCTGAAAAGGGCTGCATTTGCGAAAAGTGCGGCAAGAAAATGGAATCCTGCTGCGGCGAAGCTGACGGCGAGGACTCCATGAAGGAAGCCGAAGACGAAGACGAAGAAAAGAAGATGTCTGATTCCAAGGAGTCGGTCGAACTGGACCGTCTTCGTCGCAAGGAATCGCTCCGTGATCTCTGCGAAAGCAGCAAGATCAAGGCTGACAAGCAACTGATCGATGACCTTTGCCTTGTCGAAGGCGAGGTTGCCGAAAGGATCATCAAGCGCCTGGCGAACGCCGAGCGCCTGTTGAAGCCCAAGAGTGCGGCACCCGTGGCTGAAAAGCGAACCGGAGTCGATGCACTTGAAGGCAAGCAATTGTTTTCCTGGTTGAAGAACTAAAGAGGGGGCTGATATGTCCAGCAATTTCGGTGGTAATCGTTTTGTCCAGCCTCCTCTTACGAGGACGGTTGTATACAAGGCCAAGGGTGGAGTCGTTATCTCCATCGGAGACCTTCTCTATTACGATTCATCCGATGGTTATGCCAAGCCATTGAGCGCCAAGGTCGCTTCGGGAACCGTCAATACTGACCAGGTTTTCGTTCACGACAACTTCATTGGCGTGGCCCAGTCTGGCCGAATCGCTGCCCAGACCACCGATGGAAGTGTAACGGTTGCCACCGATTGCATTTACGAAGCCGATTGCGCTTCCCAAACCTTCGTTCCTGGCGCTCTGGTGACTGGTTTTTCAAGCGGGGTCGCTGCTGCTGGCGCGATTGAAGACCAGAAGATTGACACCACCGCTCTGACCTCGGAAGCGATTGGCGTTGTGGTGAAGCAATACACCAGCAACACAACGACCGTGTGGTGCAGGCTTTACGGGAAAGCCGCTCGTCAGGTGTTCTAATTCGATCCACAAGGGGGAGTTTTCAACATGGGCATCGACATCATCAAGGTCAGGTCTCTCTACGAATCCCGCAAAAAGGACGCGGGTGGCCGAGTGCGTTTCGTCAACGAAATGCGCCAAGGCCTTGGTCTGTCGGATGCTAATGGCAATGACCACAAGGATCACGCTGGCAACAAGCGCCTGGGTGATCGTGAGTTCGTGGCCGAAAACTTCTCCTTGGCCGAATTGGCCGAGGCCTGCGTTGGACAGTCGTGGAGGACTTTGTTCTCCCCCGACAACAACTCGATGGGAAGGTACATTCGGGCCAAGAGCTTGATTGAGTCAGGCCATCCCAACGACTCCAAGGCACTCCTTGAAGCGACCGGCATCGGTATCGATCCAACTGCCTTTGCCGACATTAACGCCTTCACGGCAGTTGTTGGTGGCCTGATCGAGGTCAAGATCCTGGAGGCCTTCCAGAACCCTGCCTTGATCGCCGACCAAATCTGCCCAGTTGAATCCACTCGCCTCAATGGCCAGAAGGTCATTGGCGTGACCGCAATTGGTGATCGCGGAAGCCAGCGCAAGCCGGGCGAACCGCACCCAAGAGCGCAGTTCACGGAGCGTTATATCGAAACGCCGGAAACTCGTGAGAACGCCCTTGCCGTGGATGTTCTCCGCGAAGCGGTGTTCTTTGACCTGACTGGCCAGATCCTTCAGCAGGCCTCCAGGGTTGGCGAAGAACTCGCCTACCGCAAGGAGCTTGAAGTGATCGACACCATCATCGGTGTGACCAACTCATTCAAGTACAACGGTACTTCCTACAACACCTATGTGACCAGCAAGACCCTTGGTTACAAGAACAGCATCGCCAACCCGGTTCTTGACTGGACCTCGGTTCAGGCCGATGTGCTTCAGTTCATGCGCCAAGAAGACCCGTACACGGGCAAGCGCATCTTGATCAACCCCAACACGATCATCGTCAACCCTGGAAGGCTTGCGACGATGAATCTGATCCTTGGCGCAACGGCAACCGACCGCAGGACTGCCGCCTCTGGATCGACCCAGTCGAACGCCCAAGTGCTGAATCTCTCTAGCACTCCTGGCAATCCTTTCAGCGGACAGTTCAAGATCCTGTCCTCTCCGCTGATTGAGCAGCGCTGCTTGGCCTCCGATGGCCTGAATCTTGGTCAGGCGGCAACCGATGACCTGTGGTTCATGATGGAGTCGGGCAAGTCCTTCCGCTATATGCAGAACTTCCCGCTCACGGTTGTTCCTGCGACCAGCAACCAGTACGAAATGGTTGACAAGGGTATCGTGGCGACCTACTTCGCCCACGAACGCGGAATCCCCTCGGTGTGGTCACCCTGGCACACCATCAAGAACACCTTGAGCTAACCATGACAAACGCTGCTCCTGTGCAACAGAAGCAACCGGCAATCAAAGTGTGGGAGGCTACATCAAGTGGCCTCCCACGCCTCTTGGTACACGGTTACACTAGGGAAGAGGCGAGGCGTGAATATCGTGCAAGAATGAATCTGCATGAATCACGCCAGGTCGAACTGACGGAGCTTACCGATGCCATCCGCAGCGGAAAGCCTTGATACGGCAATCTCCAATATTGCCGCATTGATCGCCCAGATAACGGCCGATCCAAAACCCAATTATTCAATTGATGGTCAATTGGTGTCATGGGGCGATTACCTTGACACCTTGACCACCAAGTTGGCATCTCTTCAAAAGTCACGCCAAATGGCGGCAGGGCCATATCAGAGGGCGACAAGATTCAGGAGTATGTGAGGTGTATTCAGTTGCTATTGCGATTAGTGATGATGGCTCTCACACCTTGGTTCCTGCGGTTCCAGGGCGAAGAATCAGGATTGTCAATTACACGCTAGTTGGTGATGCAAATAATAATACGATTCAGTTCTTCAGTAATTTGACGGCATTGACTGGAATCATGCATATCACGCATGGAAATCCGCTGATCTCACACGCTGGCCAATTGTTTCCTGCTGGCGCGTTGATGTTGTTCCAAACGGCAACGGGTGAACCATTGAAACTTACGACCACGGCTAACAATGGTGTTGTTGGTGGTCATTTAACTTATGTTCTTGTGGACTAACCATGCCAAGACTTGCGATTCTTGAAATTCGATTCAAGACGCAAACGCTTCTCCCTTGCAAGGAAAAGCGTGTTGGGATGTCCGATGATGACGCGATAAGGCGATCTGCCGAATTGTTGGTCGAGATTGGCAGAACTATCAGGAATACTCATAAAAACAATCTTGGCAGGCAATATCCACCGGCATCAACTCCTGGCCAATATGCGGCGCGTCGAACTGGATCATTGAAGAATGGAATATATTCTGATCCAGAGAAGCCTGATCGAATTGTTCGTGCCAGGGATAGGCGTGTGAGAATTGGTTATAGCAATAAGAATTCCAAGGCAGGGAAAAACCCATATTTCTACGGACCTCATTTGGTCACAAACATGGCGAGACTTGGACTTATTGAAACAATGAATCGGAATACGCAGTTATTGAACAATTCATGGAAGCCGGTTACATTTAGAATCATTGGCGCTGGTTAATAAAGGGAAAAGAATAAAGAATTTAATTGGAGGTTAAAAATGTATTTTGTTGCCGTCAACGCTTCTAGTTCAGGAAACAACACAATTGTTTCTGCGATTACTGGCAGAAAGATCAGGGTGGTAAATTACACTTTGATATCTGCTGCAGCGGTCACAGTCACATGGAAAAGCGGGTCGTCAACGAATATATCTGGGCCAATGGCATTGGCGGCAAATGGTGGCATGGCACCTTCGTCATCGGCATTAACACCAGCGGGAATGATTGGTGTTTTTGAAACAAGTTCTGGAGAAAGTCTTGTTCTCAATCTGGGTTCAGCAATTGCTGTTGGTGGTCATTTGACTTATATTTTGGCATAATTGATGGGGTTGATTGAAGATGACAATTCCATTAGTTGGTGCTGGCCTGCCTGTGCCAATTAGCGGCCCAACCGATGGCATACTTTGGTCAGGCGCAAGCGATTTTCTGATATTCGACGGCGCTACCGATTACATAGTCTGGCAGTAATGGGGTGAGAAATG